CCAGAGGGGCCTACGAGGAGCGTAACGGTATTCTCGTAGAAGAGGTTGGCTTTGTCTCCCACCCTACCATCTTGATGGCTGGCGCATCTCCTGATGGCCTTGTGGGCGATGATGGTCTCGTTGAGATCAAATGTCCCAACACCGCCACGCATATTGACACGCTGTTAGATAAAGAAGCGCCGTCGAAATATGTGAACCAGATGCAATGGCAGATGGCTTGCACTGGCCGAGCATGGTGCGATTTTGTATCATATGATCCGCGTATGCCAGAGAACATGCAGTTCTTCGCCACGCGTGTCATGCGAGACAACAATCTCATCATTGAGCTGGAACGTGAGGTCGAAAAGTTCTTGTTCGATCTGGATCAAAAAATCATCAAACTGAAGGAAACAACAAATGGCCTATGAGCGCAAAAATAATACAGGATCTCTGTTTAAGAACGACAAAATGACCAGCGAGAAGTCTCCGCAATATAAAGGCACGGTGCTGATCGACGGTGTCGAATATTGGCAGTCGGCTTGGGTCAAAGAGACTAAAGACAATCGCAAGTTCTTCGAACAGGCTTTCACACGCAAAGACGCACCGGCAGAAAAGCCAGCGCCTCGCGGAGAAACAAACGACGAAGTGCCATTTTGATGGACAGCAATCTGCCGCTCTCGGAACAGTTCCGCATCATCGCCAAGAAATGGGTTGATGCGGATTCTGCGGCCAACATCTTGGAGGAGAGCAAGTCTGCTTTCCTTTCCAAGAGCATGGCTGATCTTGGCGATATGCCGGTGTCGAAGGCCGAGATGACCGTTAAGGCATCTTCGCAATGGACCGACTATATCAACGAGATGGTTGAGGCGCGAAAGAAAGCGGCTCTCCTGAAAGTGCAGCTAGAGTATATCCGTATGCAATTTAGCGAATGGCAATCACATGCTGCCACGCGCCGCGCAGAAATGAAACTTTAGGAGAAACATATGACCGAAGATAAAGTGTTCGAAAACCTTCTTGATAAATTGGATGAGGTGATAGCCGACCATGAGGCAATAGTTGCTTTGGAAGCTGTGTTCACCGTGGGCGCTGGAATTATTTGCGATGTCGCAAACAACAAAAAAGATGCAATAGTCGTACTGGATGATTGCATCAGAAATATGCGCGAATTAATTGATCAATATTTAGAAGCGCATAATATGAATTAAATAATAGGTTGAGATGAAACTATGAAACGTGTTCGCATAACAGCGAAAATGAGGGTGGATATTTTCACGCGGCACTTTGGCATTTGTCACCTGTGCAGCATGAAGGTCGTGCCCGGACAAGATTGGGATGTATCACATGAAATACCTCTGGAAGCGGGTGGATTGGACGATGCCAGTAATTGGCTTGTCGCTCATCGCACTTGTCATCGCCAACACACAGCTAAGGTAGATGCGCCTTTGATCGCCAAGGTCAAACGCATTCACCAACGGCACATCGGCGCGAAGAAATCCAGAAACCCTATGCCCGGCGGGCGTGGGTCTAAATGGAAAAAGAAGATGGATGGCTCGGTTGTTTTGAGAGATCAGGATGGCTGATCACCCGTACGGCGAATACGATGGCTTCAGGAAGCGCCTATTTGGCTCTAGGGCGGCTATGGAGGCTGTGAAGGCATGGCTGGAACGCAATGACCGCAAAGTCGTTATGCCCGAACTTATGGTCTTTCCAGAGAATAGTGACTATCGTGGCTATGCAGACAATGGTGATCTGTTCATTGTCGATCCCATCGCGGGCCACATGAGAATTGAGGTTAAGCATCTGCCTGAGAAGAATTTTGATGGCCCGGACAACTGGCCCTTTAATGAGATTTTGATCTCGAAGAAAGGATCTGTAGACCGCGCCAAAGGATCAGTCACAGCCTACGTCACCGTGAATGCTCAAATGACCCATGCCGCTATCGTTCTTGGCTCGACAAAAGATAGCTGGTATGTGACAGAGAAGTTCGCAAGAAACCAAAATCAGTTTGAGGTCTATTACGCCTCGCCTCTTAAGAATATCATTTATCGGAGGATTAAATTGTGAAATATCTGCTCACAATGAATATGCCATCCGCACAGAACTATCTTGTGCATCAGATTACAGTCGAACATGAAACAGAAGATTGCACTGAATTTTGCAACCTTCTGAACCACCAAGAATTTATCACCTGTCGTTTGCTCTATCGGAAAAGAAACCAACGCGGCGAAACCGTTTGGCAAGATAGAGGCGACATGGTGCTAAATAGCGCACACATTGGAAAAGTGCAGCTTTACATTGAGAGAGAGGAATATAACGATGATGAAACATACGGAAATTTTGGGTCAGACAATCAATACGCTCCGGGAGCGCGGGGGCCAATACGGCCCCGAAGAGGCGTGCTTTGAGCGCATCGCAACGCTGGCTTCTATTGTCCTGAATAAGTCGATCTCACCTTACGACATCACTATGATTCTTCACTGCGTGAAGCTTGGCCGTCTTCAGGAAAACCGCAACAACGCGGACAACTATATCGATGGCATTGCATATCTGGCTTTCAGCGGCCAGTTCGCAAACCTGACAAACTCGGTCAGTATTGCTTTGGAAGACGATATTGCGGCAATGGCAAGCAAGCTTGCGCCGCTTAAGTACTCGGTCCCCAAGCCAGAACAGCAGACCGAAGAAAGCGCATCTTAATAATATAGGGGCGGCTGCTCATGTGGTCGCCCCACCGCATGGAGATTGATATGAGCGATATACACGATCAAATTCTGAAGCTTTGGAATCAGAATAAAAGCGGAATGCAGATTGCCGTTATCCTCGGTGTTTCTCGTGGCGTGGTCATGGGGCATGTCCACCGTATGCGTAAGAAGGGCATGTTTGACTATCGTATTCAGCCAAAACCAAGAGTGAAAAAAGATAAGCCTCAATTAACATCAAGTGACATCAAGGTTGTTCCTAAAGAAGAACCAAAAGAAGTCACAAGACTGTTTGAGTTTAGGGAACCAAAAGGCCCCATTAAACTTACAGAGCTTCAGGGCTTGTCATGCCGGTACATCCTTGGACCTACTAAAGGCCCAGATACAATGTACTGCGGCAAGCGCAAGGCGCGTGGATCTTACTGCGAAGAGCATCACAAAATTTGCTTCGATATGATCCGCACAAAAAGTTCTAAGGCTCGTTCGTAATGTCGTTGACGACTCAAAATGCTATGGCACAATTAGCTTGCTGTGGAATGACCCACGGCAAATTGACGAAACTGACTTGGCCCGGTGCTTATGCGCCGGGTCTTTTCGTGAGATACACATGATACCGAAAATAATTCACTTCATCTACCCGTGGACAGAAAAGACGCGCCCGTGGTCACTGGTGAATACGCTGGCTGTCAGGCTAGCTAAAAAACACCACCCAGATTACGAGATCATTGTCTGGACGAACTCCCCAACCCGCGTGCCGCTTCTGGGTGTGACCGTCAAAAAGTGCGAACTACCAACACAAGTTGGCGGTGTTGATATTGTCTGGCCGCAGTACATATCTGACGTTATGCGTCTCCAAATCTTATTGGATTGGGGCGGCATTTACATGGATACAGACATCTTAACTTTGCAGCCTGTCAGCGAATTGCTTACGGACCGCCTTGTGATGTCTTGGGAAACGGAAAACTCAGAATCTATATCTAACGCCTTAATGATCAGCCCACAGGGTAATCTGTTCCTGTCTGCTTGGTTGGACAAAATGCCGGAAGCAATGACAAACGAAACGTGGGCTTATGGCGGCGTTGTTCTTCCGCGCAAGTTGGCTATGAACCCGTATCTAATAGATCAAAGGATCATCTTGCCGCATATGTTCTGCTGCCCACTAGACCTATCCAGAAACTGGCTGTTTGATCCATCTCTAAAGGATGAAGCAAAATATCGCAGCAAAGAATCCCATGCGATCCATGTCTTTGAGACGTTCTGGCGCGACATCATTAAAGACATCACGCCGGAATGGATTGAGAAGAATGACTGTCTGTTCAGTGAACTTGTGAGATCATGAAATGCAAGCACATGCGCTTTTCCCAACCTTAGTTTTAGAAGAAACCTTTTTGGATCATAATGATTTAAAAAAAAGTTTTGAGAAAAATGTTTTGTCATATTTTAATGAGGAAGGATTGTCTTATGAACTTGTAAAAAATGATCTACATCATGACAGTAATTTGAGACAGCTTTATGTTTTTGCTACAAAAATGGCAAAAAATTATGTGTCAATCATGTCAATAGACCCCGAAATTTTTGATTATTACATCCCAAAATCTTGGTTAAACGTGGTTGGTTCTCAAATAACACCAACACATAATCACGGAGAAGTTTCTCTGTCATTTGTTTACTATGTAAACATTCCCAAAGGGAAAGAAAACAATATTACATTTTACGACGAAAACGAAAAGCGTGAATTGTTTGCAAACTGCATAAGGATGCACCCACCAAAAGAATGGAATGTTTTTAATTCTTTGGGTTGGAGCTTCACTCCACAAGAAGGAAATATGTTAATGTTTCCGGGAAAATTAAATCACGGCACAGAAGGCAAGCCAAATATCATTGACAATTATGTTCGTTCTTTCAGCGACTATAAGTCAAAGAGAGTTGCAATCGCTGGCGACATAGTATTGGTTTATAAAAAACCCACACTGAAATACATGGGCCATCAACCGTTATCGCAATGGAGAGCTTTTGGGTGATTACTTACCCTCTAGCTTATCCACTTTTGCAGACAGTTCTTTGACCGCCTCAATCAACACGCCGACCATGTTTGCATAGGCAACAGAGAGAATGCCGTTGTTGTCTTTGACAACTTGCGGGAGAACTTCTCTTGTTTCCTGTGCAATCACGCCGATGCCAGATTCACCGCTGTTGATCATCGTGTAGCTAACACCGCGCAGTTTCATAACCGTTTCCAAAGCATTGGTCAGGGTCTCAACGTCTGTTTTGAGGCTTGCGTCTGAATAGGCCGTGACGTTGCCTGTAGCAGTGATGTCGCCGCCAGCAGTTATATTTCCACCGGCAG